CTGTTCGATAGTGTTCGTGCTCTGCCAAAGCAGAGAGCCGCCGAACGAACTTGAGTCGTTGTACTGAAGCTGACCTGACGATCCGCCAGGAGACCCGCCCCCGCCTCCAGATGGCAGATCATCCCAATCAACCTTCGCCAGCGTTCCGTCTGCCAGGTAGACCATGAGATAGTCACCGGCCGCGGGAGACGCCTCGGTGGCGATATCAGCGAGTGCGATCGGAACAACGGCTCCGACGCTATCGTCCCAAGCCATGAGGCGGTCTGCGTTGGGATCAGCGAAGGTGAGTGAGGTAAGACCAGCCGCCGTCGTTGTGAGTGCCGCAATAGCCGTGAGATCGCTATCGAGGGGCTGAAACGTCGTCCCTAGTGCAGCCAGGTCCGCGATGAGCTGCGCCATGGTACGATTTGTCCATGCGCCTGCCTTACGCTGGACGATGTCGTCGTTGGACGGTGACAGAGCGGCGATCGCTGCTAGGTCTGCATCGTACGCCTGAATATGTGTCCCGATCACCATTCCGGTGATGACGTGGCCGTTCAGATCGAGATCGCCCCCGAGCTGAGGGGAGGTGTCCTCGACGAGGCTTCCCATGCCTCCGCCACCGCCAGTGGCTTCAATCGTCGTATCTGTGATCGAAAGACCAGTACCAACAGTGAGGTGCGTGTAAGCGCCAGCGCTATCGTCCCAGAACAGGATGCGGTCAGCGTTCGGGTCAGAAAGGGTGAGCAACGCGCGGCCGCCGGCTGTTGTCGATAGACCTGCAATCGATGTCAGATCTGCGTCAAGCGGCTGATACGTACCGGTGTGGTTGTGCCCAGAGAGAGCGAATGCAGACGCATGGTTGCCATCGAGAAGATCAGCATCAAGGCCTGACGACGCCCCATCGATGGTAAGCAGCGCTGCGAGGATTTCCTCGGCAGTCATCTCTCCGCCGCCGGCCTCGATATTGGCCTCTACATATCCGAGGATCTGGAGAAGAGTCAGATAGCCCTTGGTGCCTGACTTGCTTGCAGGAACCCTATCCGTCGCCTCTGCGCTGCCATGAGCGCCAGCCCCTGAGATCGTTACGTCAGCCATGCGTCAGACCTCAGTAGCTCGAAAACGTCGTTTGCTCGCCAGATGGACGCTTGGACAAATGGCGGCGAAGCCGGGATAGAAGCACAACCTCCTGAGCCATGCGCTGTACAGGAGGATTGTCACCCTTGAACGAGTTGCGGACCTCGTTCTCCATGAGGTCGCAGAGCATGCCGAACACTTGGTCCGGGATTTCTTCCGTGTTCCGGTCTGTGTTCGGCCAGTAGACCAGCCCTTCGTCACGCCACTCGCGCAGCTTCACGTCGTATTGCCCCTCAACGGAGAGTGCAGATGCGGCGTCTGCCGTCTCTTCGGGCGCAATGACGTTCATCTGCCTGAGCGTGGCGGTCGATAGCTGAGCCTTAGTTCTGGGCATTGGGCGGCCTTCCGCGGCGCTTCGGAGCTTCGTCTACCTTCGGAGCAGCGGTCTCTTCGTCATGCGTGAATAGGTGATTAGACCTGAGCTTGCGAATGGCGTGCTCATCCGCCACCTCGACCGGTTCGCCGGCCTTGAACGTATGGCCGAAGACCGTCGTTGACCCTTCGCCGAGATACATGAATTTCATGCGCTGATCTCCGTGGAGGGGCGGGAGCGAACTCCCACCCCGTTGTCATCAGGCCGCGACGAGCGCCGTCGTCGAGAACTCGGGATCGACGAAGTAGCGGATCGAGAACTTCAGCGTGCCGGCCGCCGGCGTGCCAGCAGCCGTACTGACGAACATGCGGACCTGAGTACGAGCCGTGCACTTGTAGAGGTGCGCCGCAGCAGCCATCGTGACGTTGATTGCTGCTGCCTGGCCGGAAGTGGCATTGGCCAGGATCAGCTCCTCGGTCCCCGTGATGCCGATGTCCATGACGAACGCGGTGCCGTCGTCAACATCGGTGATCGAGACAGTCATGCCCTCAATAACGGCGCCCTTGGGAAGCCAGAGCAACCCGACGTCGTCATCAGCGTTGTTGATCATCGCCGTGGTGAGTGCGACGATCACGGTATCGCACACGAGCTGACGAGCAACGCCCGGCGTGTACGTCAGGCCATAGGCGGCCGATTTGGAGGTTTCGTAAACAGCCATTGGTGTGTGCTCCTATCAGGCCACTGCAGCCGCATAGACGGTGACGATGCCGACGTCCTTGTTCAAAGCGCCGTTGGCACCGTTGTTCCAGCGCAGCTTGTCCATACCGTGCGCCATCTCGATACCGACGCCATCGACGAATCCGTAGTCGTCCTCTTTCTTCGATGTCGGCATGGCGGCCTGCTTGTTGACGTAGCCTAGCGCCTGAGCACCGCAGAGGAAGTTGGCGCCGACGACGATGCTGGACGAGATCGTCGTATTGGAGTTCGTGCCGGTTCCCTGGCGGGCCGTGTAGAACTCAGGGATCTCGCGATAGATCACGCCGTCGTAGATCAGATCTCCGTCCTGGAAGAGCGGGTTGCTGTCCACGTCACGCGGGCGCGCCTCACGGTTCGCCGTCGTCATCGTCGAGTTGTTCTTGAGGTCTCGGAAGCAGAGCGGGTGGCAGAACATCACGTAGAACTCGCGGCCCTGCGTGCCGGTCTTGAATGGGCGAATGTGCGGATTCGCCGTGCGCGCCCTGAACTTTGCCAGAGAGCCCATCGCCGGCGACAGCTTGTCATCTGTGTTGTCGATGTTTGCCAAAGCTGTCGCGTGGGTTGCAGAGTAGTTGGCGACGGTCGCACCGAACAGGACACGATCGACGTTGTTGACGGTCCAAGCGTCCTTTGCAGTAGAGTCGGCAGCCGAGTAGGCGACACCGCTCGACATCTTGTGGAAGCACTCGATGATCTCGTACTTGATCTTCTCGGCTGCCCACTCGCGAAGCAGAGGACGTGCAACCGCCATGAACTCGGTCGCGGTCTTCTTCTTCTCCTTCTTGGTCGCCTGGACCGCGTTGCGGTGGAATTCCCAGGCGATATCCTGGTAGTATTGGTCCAGCGACTCTTCGGCACCGCTCAGCGCGGTATTGCCGGACACGCCGCCACCCTGAAGCCGGCCGACGAGCGGCACGCGAATGGTGTAGCCATCCGTCTTCAGGTCATTGATGACGTGGATGATGTCCATGGGGCTGTCGCCCATGTACGTCGAGAAGCCGCTGTCGCGAACGTACTCGCGAATGAAGTCGCGGCGCCATTTGGTAAGTTCAAGTCCACTGAGGACTTCAGTCGTTGCCATGTGGTATCTCTCGTGACGAGGGGTTTAGGTCACGAGGCCGCGGTACGCGGGGCTAACCGGTCTTGCGATTCCGCCCGGAGGCGAAAATGCTGCCCATTGCAGCCTCTTCGGTGAGGTGCGCTCCCTGCTCGCCTTGACCTGTCGCTGTGGCCAATGAGCCGGGAAACTTTGGAGCTGCCGCTGCTGCCTGCCCGCCCGCCTTCAGTTCAGCGAGAACCTTCTCGCGCTCTTCCTTCCGAACCCGAGCCTCATAGGCGTCGGGATCTTCACCCACCCTCTGCAGCGTTTGCTGACGCTTGTGCCACTTCACGAGTTCGCCCCACGGATGGGGCTTGTCCATGAACTGGTTAGTTGCGCCGGCGGCCTGCGCGGCTTTCAAGGCTGCGTCGACCAGCTCGTCTCCGAACTTGTCGCGGGCCATGATCTCCGACTGGTTCAGCATTTGGTTGACGAACGCCGCCTGCTGACGCTGAAGGTGGAACGAAAGAGCGCCTTCCGGGTCTACGTTGAAATCCGGGGGCTCGATTTGGGTTTGCTGCTGCGGTTGCTGCCGTACTTGCTGCAGGGACTGAAGCTGCTGTTCGAGCGTCTGGTAACGCCGGTTGGCCTCTTCCTGCAGTTGCTCAACTCGGGTCTGCCATTTCTGGCGTTCTCCGGTGAGCTCCGAGACAGGGACCATGTGCCCTGAGCGGGGATCTTCGGTTGACGATCGTGGTTCGGGTGGCGACTGCTCGGTCTGAGCCTGCGGCTCCGGTTGAGGTTCGACCTTGGCGGAAAATCTGCCGCGTTCGTCTCTCGCTTGGCCGGCATCCTGTTCAACTGTTTCCACCGTGTTTTTCGGTGTTTCACGGTCGAACACGCCATCCAATACGTCGTCTTCGCCTGAGCCTTCGCTCATCGTCATGGTGTAGTCTCCGCGATGTCGTTGCTGGTCACGAGACGCCGCTTGAGCCGGCGAGTCTTTCGATCATTTCGCTGACCGAGTGCGAGACGCTCGCTTAGGGCGGCGAGTCCTCTACCGTTGTCGCAGGTAGACCGCGGAACGCCGCTTTAAGCCCGGCGAGGCTTACGCACGCGTAGGCAACGCTAGTCCTTAAGGTAGTCCTCAAACTTCGGGATCTCGCCGTCTCGGCCGACAACCTCAGCCTTCGGAGGCGTGGTCGTCTTCATCGGCTTGCCCATGATGGATTCGTAGCTGCGGCCCGTGATCTGGGCGAACATCTCTGCGGCTTCTTCGCGGGCCTCTTTGCCCTTCAGACCTTGTTCTGTTGCCGTGGCGATGCACTGCATCATGATCTGTTCGTATGTCATGCTCTCGCCTCTGCCTTCGGCTTCTTGTTCGCGTTCGCGACCTTGGCCTTGGTCATCGCGGCCATTTCGGTCATCTTCTGGCTGTGCTGACGGTCGGCGCGCGCCATCTCGGCTGCGTGCTTCTCACGCTCGAAGGCCATGCGCTCACGCTCTGCCTGCATCTCAAGCTGCTTCATGTCGAAGTTCTGCTTGAACTCGATGTCCGCGCGCTGAGCATCGCGCGCATCCTTATCGGCTTCGCGCGCGGCATCCTGCTCTTTCATCTGAGCGTCATGCTGCATCTTCATTTGATCGGCTTCGAGCTTTGCCTGAACAGCAGGATCGGGGCCTGGCTGCATGGCTTGCACGCCCTCGTCGATCATCTTCAGAAGCTGCTCTTTCTTCGGCGTGTTCGATAGCTCGATCACGATTTTACCAAGCGGGCTCATCGCCGCCTCGCCGAGCTTCGTGAATTGGTCCATCAGTTCTTCGTTCATCGTGATCGTGTCGGGGCCTTCATCCAGCGAGATATCGACGTCGATCTCAGCAACTACGTTCTGCGCCGTGATCTGCCCCGTCATCGGGTCCATCTGATAGCTGTTGATCGGCACGAACTGGATGGCGTTACTGTCGTCGGTGACGCGAATGAAGCGCTCAGCATTCCATGCCTGGCGCACGCGGTCCCACATCTTGCGATAACAGCGGAGCTTCCATTCGCGCTGGCGCTCGAAGATGGGCTGCATCTCCGTCATGCCGCTGTCGCGCTGAGCAAGCAGGGCGCGGCCGGAGGCACCATCCACGCCCTGACCTTGCCCAACCAAGCCCGGATTAGGGCCGTAGTTCTCCATTTCCTGAACGGCGAGCTGGTGACGCTCTGCTTCGCCCTGCAAAGCCTTCATATCGTCGACGGGGCCAACGTCCTTGCCCCACTCTGCATGGGGCGCAATCTTAAGCTTTCCGTCCGGACGCGCCATCTGCTTTGAGAAGTCGTCGACGTCCTCTACAGCGCCGTCCTTGTAGAACATCTGCCGGACAGATATCCGGTGCAACATCTTCGAGGCCGAATAATTCACCTCGTCCTGAATGCTCTTGAGGGTGCGGACGATGCCGTATCGCGTGCCTTTCTCATCGATCCAAGGCGACCAGGCCACATATGGGCAGTCGGGGCGCTGTTGCTCATCAAGGTAGGGGCTCACGCCACTCTCGAGCGTGATGTTTCCGGTGAAAAAACAGAAGTGCCAACCCTTGGATGTGTTCTCCCAGAACTCCACGATACGAACGCGGCGGTTCTCGAAGTCACCCCACTGTTCGTCGCGGTCCTGCTCGACAATTGACGTCGTGGTTCCGCCACCGTCAGCGTCCATCATGTCTTCGATCTGCGTCGCAGCGTTAGGCCAGCGCTCTTTCGCCTCGTCAGTATCGAGCCACAGGTGCAAGCCCATGTAGCGAGCATCGGAGAAGTCTGGCTTGATCGATCGCGGATCATAGAAGAAGCGATCCTCGGGCACTTCGGTCAGCTTCGGGTCCTGCCCATCGATGCCGATGAACACCGCGCCGATGCCGGACACGAGACCCT